CAGAACCGCGTTTTCCGGCTTCTGGCTTTGTTCCGAGGGTGTGTTTTGGCTCAAACCTTCATTGATCTTTGCAGCTTCCTCGCGAGCCGCGTCCTTGTTTCGAAAGTCGCGTCGGTGAGTTATTCCGTCGGATTTCCATGTCAATCGAAAAGTTGGATATTTTCCGGAGTACGAAAAAATTTTTACCGCTCCGACGGCTTCGCTCGATTTTTTGGGTTCTTGTTTCTTGGAGTTTCTCGTTTTTTTCATGTCGCTGAGTTTGTTGCCGGCGCTATTTTGTCACCAGATTTTGTCACAAAATTTGTAGCAAAATGCTACAAAATCAATAATAAAATCATAACCGGTGTAGACACCCGAGAGTCAAACCCGTTCAATTTCTCTTTTAACCGAGTCGAATGTCACAAAGAAAATGACAAAAAAATGGCGACCCTAACGGGATTCGAAATAGTTCTATTAACAAATATGTATCTGTAAATGAACAACATACAATTGTCACTGAAATCGTGTCACGCGATTCTACCGGATTATGAGTAAAAATACGCAACTTGGGGTCATACCAGCAAGCGATCCTCGTGTATCGCAATATCCCGCAGGGAGCATAGAACGCTACGGTTGGATGTTTCCTCCGAAGACCGCTGACTGGGTGATCGAACTGACCGCATACCGCAACGGAGCCAACGACGGAACCCCTCGTGCCGACAATTTCCGACGTGCTTCGATGATGATCTTCAACAAGAAGACCGAGCATTTTATTTGGCATCCGTGGGCGGAGGAGATGCTATGGGAGTGCTGTACGCGCAAGTTTGTAGGGTTCGCCGGTTGTGGTAGTTCTGGAAAGTCGGAGTTCATGGCGGTATGGACTCTGCTCAACTGGCTCTCAGCCCCTTTTCACACGCTCGGATTGCTGACCTCCACGTCGATCCGTGACTCGAAAAAGCGTGTCTGGGGTTCCGTGCAACGCTACTGGCCGGCAATTAAGCCTTTCGCACCCGCAAAGTTGGCCGACACGCCTACCCCATCGATCTACGTCGTCAAAGACGGCGTTCGTATGGAGCAAGCGGGGGTCTACCTCATCCCAGCGGAAGCCAAAAAAACCGCCGAGGTTACCGGAAAGATGCGAGGCATGAAGGCTCCCCGCGTTTTCATTGCGGCGGACGAATTGAGCGAACTCTCCCATTCGTTGCTGGACACGGCAATGAGCAACCTTGCAAACAATCCTTTCCTGCACATCTGCGCCGCAGCTAACCCAACTTCCTACTACGACCCATTCGGAAAGTTTGCCGAGCCGAAAGACGGGTGGAACAGCATTTCTGTTACGAGCGGAAAGTGGGAAACCAAGATTGGAGGAACCTGCATTCACTTCGATGCGCTTCGAAATCCGAATTACCTGGAGCGGGAGAATAAGTGGCCGATTCAGAAATGGGAGAAGATTGAGGAGGCTAAGGAACGTCTCGGCGAGGATTCACCGATGTTCTGGCGAGATTACCGTGGGTTCTGGCCCCCGCAGGCTGTCAGCAAGGCGATCTACTCGGAGTCAGAAATTATCAGGTTCAAAGCGGATCAGAAAGCAGCATGGCGAGGTCGAGTCGAGCGAGTGGCTGGTATCGACCCCTCATTCGTTGCCGGCGGGGATCGTTGTGTCCTATACACTGGAAGCTATGGCACCAATGGGGACGGATCTGAGCAGGTCAGTTTCGACACGTTCCATTATATCGAAGATGACGCGAGCGACCCGGAGCCGAGGACATTCCAAGTTGCCCGCAAAATCAAAGAGATCATCGACAACGAGAAGATTCCTTGGCGGAACGTGGGTGTAGATGTGACCGGAGGAGGAGTTCCTTTCTGTGATGCCCTTGCAAAGGTCGCAGGAGTCAATGAGTTCTTGCGCGTACACTTTGGAGGCGCTGCCAGCGACAGACCGCTTTCAGCCTACGACTCGACGCCGGCCCATGAGAAGTACGTCAACCGAGTCTCCGAGTTGTGGTTTGGGGCTAAAGAATTCCTTCAGAACGGTCAGCTTCGCGGAATCGGCCCTGATTTGGCTCAGGAGATGACTGCTCGAAACTACGACACCCGCAAGAGTGGTAATATGAAGGTGGTAGTCGAGAGTAAGAGCGACATGAAGGCTCGTATTGGAAGATCCCCAGATATTGCGGATGCTGCTTTTGTTATGCTCGACGTAGTTCGTAGCCGTTTTGGCCTTCGACCTCCTCAAGAGGGGGGTGCAAATCGTCGCCCTGGTTCGTCGTCGTGGAAACAGTCTATGCAGAAAAAGTTTACCCCTAGGGCAACCGGCCCCTTGACTTTATCACTTTAGTAACATAATAACCCCGCAACCATTTGAAAACTTACTGCGTCATTATTGACGAGATGGAATCAAAAACAACTCGTCGGGTTGCTTCCGCTACAAGTCCTTGCTGGCGAACTGCTATTCAACTTGTAGAGGAAGCAATGGATAAACTTGAAAATCCTTGGTCGGAGCAAGAACTCCAAGAGGATACGCGTATCGGAGGCAATGAACTTTTTTCATAGCGGCGACCTAGGTGATGTTATTTATGCTCTCCCCTCGATGCGATCGATGGGTGGCGGGGCTTTGTATCTGAACTCTCGCCCTTGGACTGCCGCAATGACCTCGGCTAGAGTCCAGGTACTTAAACCTCTTTTGGAGATTCAAGACTACATTGAGAGCGTTACGCATGATGAGGTTCCCGGTAAATATATTGATTTCAGCACATTTCGCAGGGGGGGTCTTCCATACGGAGTAAGTTTAGTGGAGCTTCAGGCCGATTGGGTAGGGGAGCCTCCAGATTTCAAGCCTTGGCTTGTAGTAGACAAACCTGACTTCCGAGCTGACGGACGGGTCATCTGCCACCGGAGTTCTCGATACCACAATCCGCATTTTCCGTGGGCTGATATTGGATCGCATTATGGAGATCAGATTCTTTTGGTCGGATTCCCAGAAGAAGCAGATGCTTTGCGTAAAGAGCTGGGTTTCAATGCCGAATACCTTCCAACTAAGAATTATTTGGAACTGAGTAGACTCATATCATCCTCCAGCCTTTTCATTGGAAACCAAAGTTCTCCTATGGCACTAGCATTGGGGTTAGGTTGTAACGTGTTGCAGGAAACATGTTTGTGGGTATGTGACTGTCTTCTCCCTAGGGAAAACGTCGAATATTGCTACGATGGAGGTATAAAATCCCTTGGGATCAAACCGTATGAGCCACCGCCAGACATTGACAGGTACAGTCAACCTGCTGGTGGGTGGGTTGTTAAAAATTCTTTAGGAGATGAATTTAGAGGAATGACTCATAAAGCGGCGGCCTCTTTTCTGGTTTACAGTAAAGATTTTGACCGAACTGCTGAAGGATTTAGCCTTGCGGAACAAGAGGTAGATATTCAACAAGCTCGCAGGCTACCCAAAATGGTACTTCGCGATAGTCGAGAACAGGTTTTTGGTCTGGTTGAGAGGGCTGTGAATGCAGTTAAAAAAGAGGTTCTATCGTGAATTCAAAACCCTCAAAGGTTATTTTATCTTATATTGCTGGTTATGTAGACGGGGAAGGGAGCATAGGTTGGTATTCAACCCCGAAGCTCTCACTTGAATCATGTCATCCAGACCCGTTGAAGTTTATTCAGAAAATCTACGGCGGAACTATCAGAACAAGGAAGCGTGAAGGTACACGACAATGGAGAACAAGTTATTATCTGGTCTACCATGCCGATAGGTGCGTTTCAATTCTACGCGATATTTCACCTTATTTAATTGAGAAAAAAGAACAGGCTCATTCTATTTTAGAGGTAAAAAGGCTTCGTGAAAAACTAAAGACCGACAAGAAAATAGACTACGGACCCCTACAAGAAGGTAAAACTCAACTTGCAAAAAAATAATAACCCCGTAACCTTGGCTCATGTTGTGCGTTTTCCCAGTTTCTAAAAGCGATAAAGTACTGGCAGAGAAAGTTGCCGGACTGCTTGCTTTTTTTGGCGGCGTAGAGCGACACAGTCTACTGGTCGTAGGAACTCGGCATACAGCCAAAGAATCGGCTGATATCAAGCAAAAGCTTAGTGGAGTTTTTGGTTCGGTAGATATGTTTATTCCTGAAACCGAGTGCGAAATAGGATGGCCTCAAAGCCCGAATCATCTTTTCCATCAGACGGTTACTTATCTTTTCCGTGTTGGAAACAAGCTTCCTTGGTATTGGTTTGAAGCCGATTGCACGCCTCTGCGAGCTACTTGGTTGGACGAAATTGAGACTGAATACAACATCGCGGGTAAGCCATATCTAGGAGCAGCACAACCTACCCGTCTCATAAACTCGGAGAATGGCAAGTTCGTTAAGCATGATGGGTATCATGTGGTTGGTTCCTGTGTGTATCCTGCCGATTTCGCCAAGCGCAGTACTCTTTGGAGATACATTAGATGGGACTCTGAGCTTCCGGTCCCTCCTCCTTGGGATGTGTATCTCCGTCACGAGATTCATCCTCAAGCACACATTTCAGAGAAAATCCGAAGTAACTGGAGGACTAAAAACTATCAAGTCGCCGGAACTGGACGGATTACCTGTGACCCGATTGATGACACGAGCATCGACGAGGTTCTTTCGACTCAGGCTGCCGTCATTCATGGCTGCAAAGACGGCTCCCTGATTGATTCCATTTTATCCCCTAAGAAGAAACGTAATGACTGATACTGGTTTGCACCCCCTAGATGTAAAGGGACTTGATCCTATCACCGGAGCTGTTCCGAAAATGCGGATCGAGTCTGTAGACGCTGCTCGTAGTGTTTACGAAAGTATTCGTAAAAGCGACGAAGGTTCATCCAAAAATCGATCCCTCATTGATGGTATGTTTAACGGAGCACCTCCGTTTATCCAGGCTGACTTAGTCGAGATCGGGCAAGGAGACAGGACCAATATTGACTTTGGCGAAGCCGCCGCAATCAAAGATCAAGCATTAGCTGGATACTATGATTTAACTAGCTCCGTCGATATTCTAGCTCTTGTCGAAACTTCCTATGGCACTCCCGAGCAGCGCTCCGAGTGGAATCAGATTCTATCTGAAGAATTCCACGAGACCCTGAAGGAATGGCAAGAATTTGAGTTTAACCATCAGATCCTTTGTGATCAGTTTGTGTCTCATGGGGTAGGAGTTGCATATTTCGAAGACGAAGTGGACTGGCGGTGGCGAGTTGCCGGTCTTGGCGAGTTCCGTATCCCTAGGGGTACTAAAGCCAACGAGTACGAGATCGAAGTCGCTACAGTTGAGCGTGAATATCACGCTCACCAGCTATATAGTTACATTCGTCATCCCGATGTCGCTAAGGATCTCGGATGGGATGTTCCTACCGTGAAGTCCGCGCTTATGCGGGCCTGCTTGGAACAGCAGACCCCAAGAATCGGGGAGTGGGAGAAGCTAGAAGTTCAGCTCAAGAACAATGATCTGCTTTACGGGAATTCCAAGAGCAAGAAAGTAACAGTAGTTCACATGTGGGTTCGCGAGTTCTCTGGAAAAGTAACTCATTTGATGTTTCTTCGAGACCCCCTCGGCACTGAGTACGGTGAGGAAGAGAAGTTTTTGTTCCGCCGTCCGGATCGGTTTGACAGTCCTACCAAGTGTTTTGTCACCTTCACCTACGGCGTAGGTAATGGGACTTACCACGGCATTCGTGGTCTTGGGTTCCGAATTTACCCTCATATTCAGCTTTTGAACCGTCTTCGTTGCGGAATGGTTGACGGGGCTTTGCTGTCGTCATCACTGGTCGTTCAGCCTACCGATAGCTCCTCTAGGGCGTTGGAGGATCTGACGCTTACCTATGCCGGTCCTTATGCTCTGTTCCCTCCGGGGCTAAAGATTGTCGATAAGGCTATACCGAATTTTCAAAACAACATCATCCCTGTCCTAGGGGACTTGTCACAGCAGGTACAAAACAATACGGGTGCCTATCAAACTAGGGCTACCGCCAGCGATGGGCAGGCTCGTACCGCCTACGAAATCCGAGCACAGCTTCAGAAGGAGTCCGTGCTTTCTCAGGCTTCGATCAACCTTTTCTATCACCCTTGGAAGCGACTTCTGACCGAGATTTACTGCCGCCTTTCTCGTAAGGGTTACACGGCACTTGAGCCGGGGGGCAGGGAGGCAGTTGATTTCCGCACCCGTTGCATGGCCCGAGGAGTTCCCGAGCAGGCAATCTATCGCTTCGAGCGAATTGAGCCTGTTCGTGCGATTGGGTTCGGCTCTCCCGGTATGCGTATGGCGGCAATCGACGAGACCATGCAAATTTTCGGAAGCCTCGACGAGCGTGGCCGCGTAAATCTTCTGCGCGATCGTATTGCAGCTAGATTCGGTCAGGAGGTTGTTGATCGGTATCTGCCGGCTCCGGGGGCTGCCTTGCGGCCCCCTATTGACGACAAGATTGCAGTGCTGGAGAATACGGATCTCGGGAACGGGGTTCAAATTCCGGTCAGTCCCGGAGAGAATCATTTCATCCACGCAAGTCGTCACCTTACTGCGTGCGATCAACTCGAACAAGCTGCCGGCCAAGGTGCCGTGGAACCAGTCAAGATGGCGCAGGCATTCCAGGCATTTCTTCCTCATCTTGCCTCGCACATCGAAGCCCTAGGGCAGGATACCGTTCGGAAAGACGAGGTTGCCCTTATGCGTCAGAGGCTTCAACAACTCGGCGCGGCTTTCGAGCGTCTCCAAGCAGAACTCCAAGCCCAGCAGGAGAATATGGCTAAGGCGCAGCAGGCCGAGCAGCGAAGAGCTATGGATGCCGAACGCGCCCGTGTCGCTGAGATGGAACGTCAGCTTGCCGAAGCAAATCAGCTTTCACCAAAAGCCCAGCAGGAAATTGCTGAACGGCAGGCAAAGCTGAAAATGGAAATTGAGCGACATCAGGCACAGATGGCTCTGAAGCAGGCCGAGGCAACTCAGAAACTATCTCTCCGAGATGCAGAGACCGCCGCCAAACTGGCGTCTCTCAGTAAACCGGCAGTTCCGGAAATTGCAGGAGGACGACCGCAATGACGAAACGGAATTACGCCTACGATAAAGCTTACGCCGCTCGCCCCGAGCAGAAGCGCCGCAGGGCACAGCGTAACGCCGCTCGTCGCAAAATGATTGCCCTAGGGCATGCAAAGAAAGGCGATGGTAAGGATGTTCATCATCGCAATCGAAAGACCGCGGATAACCGCAGGCAGAACCTTGCCGTTATATCGCGTCGAAAAAATAGGAGCATGAAATAATAACCCCTTATGGCCGCTCAACGATACGATATTACGATTGAACAGGGAGCTGATTATTCTCTGGGTCTCAGCGTAAAAGATCCTTC